TAACGGAAGTTGATGATACGTACTCTAAGAAATTTGACCCCGAAGCAGTCCCTCCAACGTATTTAGTAATCGTTCCACTTGTGCCATCAGGGGCAAGGAAATCAGTGCTTCCAGTTGTTACCGTTATCCCTCCAGCAGCAGTCGCTGGTGTTGGTGTATTCAAGAGTTCAACACCTCTCGCAAAGTTCGTCCCACTCGGCTCCACCAAGAGAGCAGGGCAGCCAGCCGTTCCACCGCTGGTGTAGTAATCCAACCTCGGAATCCCCGAAGCCACAACCTCAATAAATCCGCTTGCGTTGACCCTTGTCGCAGTCGTTGCACGGGTTACATTGAAGTCGCCCGATGCACCAAGAACCACACCGCCCGAAGTCGTTGCCAAGGGTGTGTAGAGTTTGCCCGTCTTAAAGCGAGCAGGGACGATAAGGAGTGATGGGCTTGCAGGCATCTGCTATGCGTTTAAAAGATTATACATTCGGACTTCGAGGCAGTTGATGAAGCGAACCTCCGCAGCGTCAGCCGAGTCGGTGTTCGCCCGTTGCATAAACGGCAGCCAAGAGTTGGAATAAAAGACGAAGTAAGCGTAGGATTGGAAGGAGTTGAGGAATCGGGTTTGGAGGCATCCATTGACCGCAGCCTCCGCAGGCAAAGCCCCGTCAGCGTCTGCACGTTGGTTAAAGGCAAGCCAAAACGGATTGCCACCGCCAAGCAGTTGGTTTGTTGGATAGCCGTAGCCGTAGCCTATCAGCATTACAGGAATGTGAAACCGATGACCGAACCGACCGAAGGCGTAACGGCCGTAATCTTACCGCCATTGCGACCGCTGATAACGATGCCAGCGGACACGGACTTGCCACTCAAAGCGTAAGCGGTTAGCAGGTTCTCGCTGCCAGTTCCGGTAAGGGTTGTGAAAGTCGCAGCGGTGTTGACTACAAGGAAGTCGTAGTTTTTGCCTGTAACGGCAGCGTCAACGAATTCCATCGTACCGCCTTGGCCGAGCATTTGTTGCAATATGGGTGTAGGCATAATTTGCTTTTAGTATAAATGTAGATTAGGTCGGAATTTCACAAACCGAGTGTCCGTAAGGGATTTCAAAAGTCATCGTCGCCTGCCATCCTGCGGTGCGGTCGTCCCGGCTCTCTACGAACCTCGTAAGGCTCACGGTGGATGAGAGGGTCCAGTCCTCGTTCGGGTCGTTTGTAAGCGATGATATGAAGTCCTGTGCGATTTGTAACTGGTCGCTTAGGACCTCGTCCTCGTTGTCCTGCCAGCCCAACGTAGGGCTGCCTGAAACCACTCCGCCCATCGGCTTAATGGATTCAACACGGTCAGAAAAGTAAACCCCAACCACCAAGTCCAAAGTACCAGCATCAGTAGTTGCAGACTGCACGTCCGCAAACACCAACGGGTAAACAATCCTCTCACGGCTTGGGGTTCGAAGATTTATCGTGTTGTCCGTTCCTATCGCCAACGGGTCGCCCGTCCCGAAGGAGTTGACCTGTGGATGAGCATTTGCAAGGTCCAAGAGAGCCTGCTTGATTTTTATCCAAGACATAGTTTTGCAGTTTCAGTATGTTCTTTTTGTGCGCTCCCATGCTTAGCAGTCGTTGCACCCTGCGAGCGGTCCGTAGGGGTAGGGGTAGTCCAAATTGCTGATTCCCATCCTCCTGTTGCGGTCCAAGACCATCCCTGTTCGGTAGTTGGTAGCGTTCGGGTAAATCGTATCCAAAGCAGAAGGAGGCGAGTTCCAAAGCGGATAGGAGTTGCGGTTCTCCATCAAGTAACGGGTTATCCGCTCGGAGTACCACTCGGCATCGTTCTTCACTTTGTCGGTTAGCCGGGTAATCTCTTCCATGCTCATTTGGCTTGATTCCTCGCTGGTCCTGCGAACCATACCCTTGTTCATATACTTGAACGCAAGGACCATGGGCAACTCGTAGTAGAGCCATTGAATCATAGCCGGCTGAATGTAGTCCTCCAACAAGGTTTGGTTGAGTGCAGACGTTGAACCGCTGACCACTTGGCTGACGAGTTCCCCGTACAACGGAGAGCCAACGATGGGCTGAATCCGCATCTCCTGCACCTTGATGACCGTTGGACGGATTTGGGTGTAGGATACGTTCTCGTTGATTATTGAGTTGTCAAGCAGCGTTTCTTCGCTTATAAAGAGTGCCTTCATGCCTTGCTGATTTTATTGCCTTTGCGGATTACCAACTGCTGCTCCCATACGTGCCTGCATTGGGGGCGATTCACTCCGCTCGGCGTGTGATACCAACCGCCTCTCCTGTTCCAAACCGAGTAGCCCATGATCGCAGAAATCCCGTCGATGTCCTCACGGGTGTAAACCTTGCCTTGCCCGGCTAAGTCAAGCATGACCTTGCAGAACTCACGGCTGGAGCCTTTGTCCTTGTTGCTGAACCCTGTCGCCCATGCATACTTGTAGCGCACCTCCAAGACTGGCTCTGCAACTTCCTTCACGTTCTTAGGCAGGTTCTGCTCGGCAATCTTGTCCACGGCCCGGCTGATTGGGTAGCGGTCCTTGGTGATTAGGTAAGCGACACGCTTGGCAACCTTCGCCTTGCTGACTCCGAACTCCTTGGCCATTTCTTCAACCGATGCGTCCCGGTTCTTTTTGCGGTAGGCTTCAATCTTCTTGTCAAGTTCAACCTCTTCCTCGCCTAATTCGGCAAAGGCCAACCGTATGTTTTCGTCGATGTTAGCATCAAACCGCATCGGCTTTGAGTGCATCACGTGGTAGTCGTCGGCATGGCATCCGAACTTGCTTGCAACCACTTCCAAGACCTTGAACTCTTCGTCGCCCCATCCGTAGTCTTCATCGTCATCTTGGCCCCAAGTCGGTTCGCTGAACTCTTGGGCCTGCACTCCGAGCATCGTGTCAATCTCTTGGGCTGATAGACCGAAGCCAGCCGAGAGCATGGTCCGTGCCATTTCCAACGTGATTTTCTCCTGCATATACTGACGCACGATACGCATCAGGTTTTGGTACTCACGGCCTGACAACTTCTTGATGTTCTCGTTTGATGCCAAGCCTTGCGGTGCAGTAGGTTCAGGGCTGACCTCTACGGCTGCAGTTGCTCCTGCAAGACCCGAACCCTCTGCCTTTGCAGGCAAGGACACCAAGGCCCTGATTTCGTTGGCTGACATGGATTCCAAGACCTTGTTGGCAACCAACGGAGAAAGCGAATTAATAGCCGTAATAACGTCTTGGACGCTTGATTCGGTCTTGATTTCAATCGGTGGCAAGCCTGCTTTCTCACGCAGTTCTGCTGGGGTCATGGCTTGAAGGAGAGCCTGTTCGCTCAACTGCTCCGTGATTGGTTCCACAGGTATCAGTTCCATCCCTTCGACTCCATTGAAGGAGCCGAGGTAATTAATCATCCGCTCCACTTTGCGCACCCGGTCGTTGACGTAGGTGGCCTTGAATAGTTCGTAAGCCTCGACCAATTCGTTGCGTCCACCTAATTGGCCTTCGGTTTTCACCCCGAAAAGCATGGGGTTGGTTACACGATGGGCGATAAAGATTTCCTGTTGGATAGCCTTGTTGAGTATCTCGAACTGCTTGTCCATATCCGATGGAGTGAGCGGTTCAAGCGTAGGAGCCTTGGCAGCGTCATCGTTGAACGTAACTACGAACCTTCCAGCGTTGTCCGTACCGCTGAACTTGCGTTTGATTTGACGCTCGATGTCGCCCTGTTCTTCGGGGGTGGGGATGCCGTTGTTAAAGTTTATCAAGTAACCGCCCCAAAAATTGTTGCGGAGGTTGTTGTTGTGGAAGTTAGCCACTTGCACGTCTGCCTCAATCCAAGCGTTGCCACCGATGTATTCGGGCAAGGGATAGTGCTTCACGCCAGCAGCGTAAACACGATAGTAGAACAACTGCTTTCCGAGGCGATTCTCCGGGTCGAATGCAGGGATTTTCTCGATGTCGCCCACCTTCGGGAACAACTGCATCATGTCATCGTTGTACCAGTCCGCCACCTGAAACATCTTCTCCTCTTTGTCCACCCTGATTTTCTCGAACGGGACATGCTCCATCTTCGCAATCGTTCCCAACTTGGACCAAGTAACCGCAACGGCAAACCCGTTGAAAATCTCCAAGTCCAAGACCAGTTTCTCAGTGATGTCGTTCAGGTCCTCCGTGCTGGAAAGTCCGTCGAAGAACTTGATGAACCGGGCCTCCTGCTCTACGGTCAGGTTATCCCCTGCCTGCCAACCACCGCCCATGATGTAGTTCACTTTCCCATTCACGATAGCGTTGTGCTTGCTGCTCCTGCGATAGTTGTCCAGCAGGTAGTAGGGGTATTCGTTGGCAAAGCCGTAGGTGATGTACTTGCCGGAGCGGTTCTCCAGCATGACGGGGACCTTATGCTCTATCCCAAGCCATTGGGTGAAGTGCTGCGTTGACTTGCTCATAGCGTTGTAGCAGTAAAGTTGAGGGACTGAATCGTGATGGCTTCGGCTGAATCGATGGACTTGACGTACAGGCTGAACACATCGTTGACCGCAGCGGTGAGGTAGGTTTCAACATAGACCGCATGGCCGTTGTTGTGGCTCAACGTAAGCGATGCCTTGCTGGAGGCTATCGTGTTGCCGTTCTTGGCGATGTACCACTCGAAATCCCTGCTGTTGCTGGCCGAAAAAGTCATGTTTGCCGACACCTTCAACGCAGCCCCAGCGATGCCTGTGTAGGTAATCACGCAGGTGGATTTGTTCAGCGAAAAATTATAGGTTGACAAAATCCCTTCGTCCATCGCAATCGTCAATTTGACCGCTGAATTGCTTGTTGGGGTGAAGTTGGTGTTGGATGCAACGGTCAACGAGCCAAAACCTCGCTCCCGGTTCAGCGTTGCGGTGTCAGCAAGGTCGTCAAATAAACCCCCCACTCTTGCAGCGGTATTCGCCCCGGCAGCGGTTTCGTTGGTGATGGTTAATGCACTCGCTTGGAGTTGGCTTCGTGTTTGTACGCTCATTAGGCAAAGGTTGAATCAAAGGTGGAATCAAAGACACCTTCATCGGAGGCATCGTAAACGTTGTAAGTAATCGTATTGGCGTAGGTGTTAAAGCCTATCGTTGCGGTTTGTACAAAAGCCAAGCCCGTTTCAACGACCGCCAAAGCAGCGGCAACCGTGCTATTGGTATCGTACACCTCATACTTATACGAGCCTGTTTCAAGCGACCCCACGGCAAGCGAAAATTGGTCATAGCGGTTGGTGTAGGAAGAAAGGTTTGCGGATTTCAGCAGGGTGAAGTCGGTAGTCGTGTTCTTGGCGATGCTCGTCAGGCGCAAGATGTAGCGGTCCCCCGTGCTGGCTCGCTCGGTCCAAGTAACCGTCAGGGTGTTGGTCGTGTCAGGGTTCAGGTAAAGCATCTGCTTGTAAATGTGCGATGCCCCCGAATTTCACAATTTGCGCCCAATCTGCCTGTACAACTCGGCCCGCTTCTTGGCGGTTTCGGCCACGTTGAATTGCTTCTTGATGTCCCTCGTGAGGTTGTCAGCCAAGCCCTTACGCAGGTCAGGGTCAAGGATCAACTGCTTGATATACTTGTACCAATCTTTCGGTTTGTTGTAAGGAACCAAGAACCCGTTCTCTCCGTGCTTGATTACATCGGTGTAGGGGATGGTTTCGGATGCGATGATGGCCTTGTTCATCCACCCTGCCTCGACCACCTTCAACTCGGACTTGAGTTTGTTGAACTTGGTATCTCGCAAAGGTGCAAGGGTAGCGTTCACGAAGTTGTAACCCCCCACGTAGGAGTAAATATCCGCTGCTTGGATTCGGCCATAGTTCGGGTTGTTCCCTTGGTCGCTGATTATCTTTTCGTAGCCCTCGTACACGGGGTTGTTGTCGTTCCAGCCTCCGAGATAGAGGCGGTATTTGCCATCCAAGTTTGCGTCCCACCTCAACTGCTGCATAGATTCCCGGAGCAGTTCCATATCCTCCCCGTGCTGCGCCCCACCGAACCAACCGAACTTGACGAGGTGCTTGTCGGGTTCTTCTTCGGGGTTGGGGATGAATTGCTGATACGCCTCGTAGGGTTCATTCTGCAAAATGCTCACATTCGCATTTAGAGGCCGTATGCGGGCAGCAAGGTGTTCGGTGGTACAGGTAACCCAATCAGCCAATTTGATGTGCTTGCGAATCACGTCTGCAAGTTTGGTTTGGTGATAGTGGCGGTACATGATGTGGCCCGATTCAAGGACCCAATAATCGTCCAAGTCAAGGATGATTTTCGCTCCGTATTGCGTCAGGGCTTTATAAACATTCTCAACCTGCTCCATGGTTCCCTGACACCAAAGCCGGCTGAACAGGAAGAGGTCAATGGACTTGAGTCCTTCATCGCTGATGGTCGTGATATTTTCCACGCAGACGTAATCGAACTCCGGGTAGTTGTCGCCAAGGTAAGCGTTCGGCATTTCAAGGCGATAGAAACTGCAACCCGTTGGGTGAGCGTTGTAAACGATGCAAATCTTCATGGCCGTAAAAATAAGAAGGGCAGCCATTACTGACTGCCCTCCCAAACCTCAGATGATGAAAACCTGATGCGAATGTACTACGAGCCTGCTATTTGTGTTGCCAACGGTGTAAAAGTTGTTGACGCAATCAAAAGCATTGGGTCGGGTTCCATCCCTGTCAGCGTCATTTCGTAGCCATTTCGGTCTCCGAAGGCAGTACCAGTTCCAGCGGTTCCAGCAGTTGCCTCAAGGCCGTTAGCAGCACCCAACACCCAATAGCGGTTGTTGTTGTCTTGGACGATGACCAGCAAGCGGTTGCGAGCAAGCAGACGGAGTTCGTTGCGGACTGCGACTTGCAGTTTGTTGATGGTAAAGGTAACCTCAGGGGTGTAGTAAATCGAGCCGTTCTCAATGCTTGCGTTTAAGGTTTCAGTCAAAGATGACGTAGCCTTGGTCAAGTCGTACTCGTAGAAACCCGAAGAGAAACCTGTGAAGCCTGTAACAGTACCGGAGCCATTGGTGTTAACGGTTCCCGTAGCATTCCAGCCTTGGACGTAAATTGTTTTGATTCCAC